TTAGTCAATATGAATGAAATTCTCCTGGCGGCGGGACTTCTTATCCTGGTACATCGCCTCATCGGCAGCGCGTAAGGCCGCTTCAACATCGATACTCTGCGGATCGCAGGTGACCACCCCGAAGCTAGCGCCCTCATAGTCGATACGCTGTTCGCCGAGGAAGTAGACGCCGCACAGAGCCTGACGCAGAGACGTGACATACGCCTGCTGTGCGGCAGGCTGCTGGGCGCTACCGACGATCAAAAACTCATCGCCGCCAAGGCGGCCAACGATATCTTCCCGGCGCGCGACAGCGGTGAGTCGTTTGCCGACCTGCACCAGAAAGCTGTCGCCGCACGGATGGCCGAACCGATCGTTAATGGCTTTGAAACCATCGAGATCGATAAAAATAAGCGAGACCTGCTGCTGCTGGGCGCGGGCGGAGGCAAAGCGTAACGCCAGCTGCTTAAACAGCGCGCGGCGATTGGGAAGCTGGGTGAGCTCATCGGTAGACGAGTGCAGCTCCAGCGCGACGTTTGCCGCCTGCAGCTGTTGCACCAGGGTGTCTTTTTCCACGTAGTGGGAAATGAGCTTCGCGAACAGGCCCATGACCTGTTCGCCTTCGAGGTTATAAGGCTGTTGTTGCCGGCTGGTGGCGCAGAGGGTGCCGAACAGAGAGCCGTCGGCCAGGCGGACGGGAATGCTTAAAAAAGTAGCGATTCCCAGCTCCTGGGCGGCGATGCAGGAGTGCCAGCGGTTGGCAACGTCATTGCTAAACGTACACTGATCCTCAAGGGCGCGTTTGCACAGGGATTCATCCCAGGGGACGGAGAATCCTTCCGGGATCTGCATTTCGCTGCTGTTGTGGGCGAACATGATCTGCTGCCGCTGGGCGTTGGTATCAATGCGGGTGAGGTAGGTGGACTCCATTCGCGTCACCGCCTCCAGCATCTCCAGCAGCTGGCGCACCAGGGTTTCCAGGGACTGTTCCGCAGCGAGGGTTTGCGACACCCGGGCAAGAATAAAATCTGACATGAATAATACAGCTCCAGCACGCCAAACGTCACCCCAGCATATTGGGCTGCAAACGGACATCAGCGTCAAATAAACAGTGATATTTTTAAATTTATCACATCTGTCTGGGGAATACTTGTCCACGCGGTGGGAAAAAAAGCCCCGTCGGGTGCGTTAGCCACCCCAGACACTACGGCTTTCAACGGTGCAATGCGGGGTTGCGCGGCACGCAAGACCGTTGAAAGCCATATTTACCTACCTAAGTGTGGACATAATGTGGACATTTTACGCATCAGCACCACCTCTCAGCGGGTTAAGTGAGATTGCATCCTGGAGGTATTCGGGCGCAAAGTGAGCGTAGGCCATAGTTTGCTCAATTCGCGCATGTCCTAGGATCCTCTGTAATGTAATGATGCTTCCCCCATTAATCATAAAGTGCGTCGCGAAACTGTGGCGTAGTGCATGCGTCGCCTGGCCGGTCGGAAGATCAGGTTTTACTTCCCTGAGTATCTGCCTGAAGTCAGAATAAGACGCCTTACCAAATAACAACCCTCGTTTACCATCCGCTATGAGTTTTGCCACTTCCGCTGAAACTGGAACAGTCCGCTGCTTGTTACTCTTGGTTTTAACGAACGTCACACGGTTCTGTATGATGTGTTCCGCCTTGAGTCGAGCCGCTTCGCCCCAGCGAGCACCAGTACTTAAACACAGAACAGCTATCTTCTTGTTGTCGCCATCCAGTTTAAAGAGCAAGTGCTTGATTTCGTCCTCTGTCAGATAGCCAGTTTCTGGGACATCTTCTTTCAACTTCTTCCGCCCTCTGATCGGATGTTCACCCGAAAACAACTCGGCCTCGATAAGCGCTGTGAACATGCCACTGATGCTGTTGAGATCACGGTTAATGGTGGAAGCTTTAATGCCCTGGCTTCTTCTTGCCGCGTAATACTGACTAATCAGCGCTTTTGTAATCTGAAAAGCACAAGGATCGTCGGTAATCCTGCAAAAAATATCTAACTTGTTGCGGTTTATCCGACCGTGCTCCTCATGCTTGCCTTTCAAATTCCACCAAAGCTGTATCAGTTCAGACAGATGCCGCTTATCCGTCGGTTTTGATAACCATTCTTTGGTGTGGTGGTTGAACTGGGTATGCTTCTCGAAAGCTACCGCTTCACTTTTCTTATCAAACTTCCTGCGGATACGCTTTCCATTGCGACCAGCAGGCCTGATGTCCACTTCATATCGACCATCATCGAGTTTCTTAATAGTCATAAGAAAACCCTCCGATGGGTGCGTTTGCCTTTCGGCCTCAACGCGTTGCAATTATGTGATGAATACTTTTCGACCAATAATAGACATTTGAAATGTATGTAGGACTGGTTAATTGTTAACCAGTCTTTTGGTCTGAGTGCTGCGAGGTTGTTAAGTCTTGCCCAAAGTGTGCGAGGGCCGGTGCGATTTGACCGGCTTCAGGCGAAACCTGATCGGTCATAAACCACAGTGTGTATTTCACGAATCTAGGGTGTTGGAAGATTTTCATGATTGGTTCAAGGCTCGCACTTTTTGTACCAGCCTCATAGCCAGAAAGTGTGCTGTAAATTACTCCTGTTAACTCGCTGAATTGCCTACGATTAAGCCGTTCTGACTCCCTGATAAGCTTCAACTTCTCTGAAATAGGGATTGACATAAAAACCTCTTTGGGAAAATATTACGCGTATGGATAATAAATTTTCATTTGAGTAAGTCTCTTAACGGGCAATTAAAACCCATTAAGAGCAATTAATTACCCTAAAGGAGAATGTAACAGATGAGCAAACAGCTTGTAAGTAGCACGGATGCTGTGCCTTATCAGGAGTTCGCCAGACTCATCGGGAAAACCCCTGCAGCGGTGAAGGGCATGATCGAAAAAGGGAAACTTCCTGTAATCGAGATGACCGATCCCCAGTCAACTTCTGGCCGTGCGGGCGAGTACTGGGTTTACCTTCCAGCCTGGAACAACGGCATGAAACTGGCCTACGAAAGTCGTCCGAAGGAGATCAGGGAAGGGTGGTTGATGTGGCTTGGTCTCGGTGAGCCAGGTCGATAGCCGGTTTCAGGAGAGGAAACATGAAGAACGGTAACCGCGGATCAGTATCACAGCTCAATAGCAAAACCAGCCTCTACTGTGGCTTTACTATTCTGAAACTCCCACGCAAAAAACCGTACAACCGCCAGCGCTATCAAATTACGCACACAGGCCATTATTACGGCATCGACTTTGCTTTATCAGAAGCATGCCGAACGATTGACAGAATCATGAGTAAAAAGCGGTTTATTGCTTTTTAATCTCTGGGAGCGAAAATGAAACTCGAATATGCAGACAAAATTAACTCGCTTTTACAATGCTTCCATTTCAATAAAGAGTTTCTGGAATGGAATCATGATTACTCTCTCCAGCTTTTACGCCATGGCGTATCCCACCTTTATCATTTCGCAATGCTTCAAGGCGAGAATGATGAATGCACTCTTGAAGAACTCCGCAACATCATTATTTCCGTCACCGATGGGGATATCCCTAAACCATACGACCTGCTATCTCTGGACGCTGAGCAACTGAAGAAGGCTATGAAGTTTGTTCAGCCGCAGGAGGTAACCGTAGAGGTTACACCGGAGATCCTGGAACACCTGAAACTGGGAGCTAGAGCCTCCTGGCGGCTGGAGCCCCCTCGCTTTAACTGATCATCGGAGTACGCCATGTTCACCGAAGAAAAAACATCCTGGGAACAGGAAATGCTGATTCGAGAAGCAGTGGAAAGTGCCGAGCAGGGGTTCACTGTACATCTAAAAAATGGTGCTCGTATCACCATTAACTCAAAAAGCCCGTCTAAAGATTTAATCATTTACGGGCTCGAAAAAGCAATACGCGGTAATCACGATCGCGCGCGAATGACCTTTATTGATTTCATGTATTACTGGCATGAAAGGATATTTAAGCAGATTAAAAGAAAACCACGCCCAAACAATTAATTAACCCTCTTTAAAAATAACGGCATTCACTTTGCCGGGGATTCGTTTTGCCTTTTTCAGGAGGTTGCATGTCGGTTACGTCAATAAAGCTGGAAAGCGGAATAAGCGATCCAGAGTTTATGGGAATCAGCACCAATGCGCGCAAAAGCGAGCGCGCCCACTTACTCGGATTGCTGCGCATCCGTATGGGCCTGCTGAAAGAGCAAGGCCTTACCCCCGAAGAGATTTATTCAGCACTTGAGCAGTGGATAGCCAACCACGAAACAATCACCAGCGAGGGCAGTAGACCGTGAATCACTTAATGATCGATTTGATTAACGTTAATAAGGAACCGTCATCACCTCTGTGTGCCATTGACGCTGTGTTTTTTGAACCCTCAACAGGGCAGATCGGAAAGGTTTTTTATTCTTCGATAGACATTCGTAAATCTGAAAGCTTGAAGGGCCGTATCAGCATTAGTACGGCATTCGATTGGATGACAAAGGACTCTCACTGGCGCGCCGAAGTGATGAGCGCAACCGAAGCTGAAGAAGATGCACTTTGCAGCCTTGCTGCTTTCATCGCCGACAACACCTGTCCCCGGAACGCGGCGTTATTCGTATGGTTCAAAGATGCCCCGGAAAAGCTGGTTTCACTTCGTAATGCCGTGGATCGCTTAGAGGTGTCAGGCATTTTCCCTGAAGGCACAAAATACCGCTGCATTCGTTCACTTCTGGACCTTGCTGCTGCCACAGACTATGCGCCTCATGCGAGAAGCGCCCTGGCGCGTTACACGCTCACTGACGCGCGATATCAAGCGGAGCAAGTCTGCGAAATCTGGCAGCGCCTGACCTCTCCACACATTGGAGCGCTGTGAGGGCCGCTATGCATTCGCATTTATCTGTTGTTTGTAACGCGCCGTTGCCGGTTTGTAAGAGGGCGCTTGCCGCCCTGAATTGCTTTGCTCGTGGACAGCGTAATTACACCCGCGTCAAGCCACACGCCTATCTCGTGATCCGCATTGGTCTCCGTTGGCGTTTGCTAAGCAAAAACGGTGGTAAGCAGTGGCGACTGATGACCCATGAAACCTATAACCAGGAATGCCGCAAATGATTAAGTCACCTCTTAAGTGGGCTGGCGGTAAAACCCGCGTGTTGCCCGAGCTGCTGAAGCACTTACCTAAAGCCGATTGCTTGATTGAGCCTTTTGTAGGCAGTGGCACAGTCTTTATGAATACGGAATACCGCCGCTATGTGCTTTGTGACAACAATCGCGCACTGATTAATTTCTTCCTCGCGCTCAGGGAAGACCCAGAAAGATTGATACTGATCGCCAGGAACGTATTCAGAAATGGTAATAACGAAGATAGCTATTACGAAGAGCGCAAGTTGTTCAACCACCTGTCGTGGGATGACGAGTGTGCAGATGAGTACGTTGTACGGTGGGCGGCCTCATTTTTATACCTGAACCGCCACTGCTTTAACGGGCTTTATCGCACCAACAGGGATGGGGGTTTCAATGTTCCATTTGGCAGCTATAAGGCACCTTATTTTCCAGAAGCAGAAATGCGCCTATTTGCCGAAAAGGCGCGGGATACTCACGCGCTCTTTCTTTGTAATGATTTTCGTACTTCGATTCCGTACGTCGCCAGGAATCGCATGGACTCCGTGATTTACTGCGATCCGCCGTACATCCCGACTAGCAAAACAGCCAATTTTACCGCTTACGGCAAGCCATTTACCCTGGACGATCACCGCGCTTTGGTTACGGCGCTACTGGACGTTAATTGCCAGCATGGCACGCGCTCGGTCATCTCGAATAGTGACACACCAGAAACACGCCAGATCTACTCCGCTTTCAATCTCCACGCCTTCAGAGTTCGACGTTCCGTTAGCGCCAAAACCCGCGATATGGCTGGTGAAGTGATTGGCGTTCTTCGCGTGTGTGGTGGTTGCGGTCGTTCTGGTGGTGGAGGTTGCCCGGACTGTGGGGCGGTGATGGGCGATGCGGCATATGCCGAAATGTTTGGCGCGCCGGCTTGTTGTGGCGTTGACCTGGCAAAATAAGATAACGACGGTGAGCTATGCCTGATTCCACAGTCCTGGCATGGAGCTGGAATGCCCCACGGCGGGCTATTAATCCAAGCGACGCCGAAGAGCCTGCAATTGAGTATCTCACCCCAAAAGGCGAGGGTAAGGCACTTGGCTATAGCGATCTTGTTGATGTTGTTTATCGGGTACCGTTGCGCCCTCGTGATGGGGAGGCGCGCAGGGCATTTGATCGCGCAAGACTGGCGCGTCATCTGCGGCGCCGCGTCCAGGCTCTCCCTGCGTTTATCCGCAAGCGCTTTTCAATACACCTTGAAACTCTGGACCGTAGGGACCGGAAAGAGGCTGTACGCTGGCTATTCAACACGTTTGAGCGCCATGTATTGCGTCGTGTTGATGCGGTAAACGCACAATATCTGCCGCAAAGTAATCTGCCTGCAATTCTCTTTCCGCTACGTGATGATTTTCATCTGCTGCCATGGACAGATAAAAAGCGCCTGAAACGACTGGCCTATAGGCTCGCCAATCTGATGAAAAGCGAGTTTATGCGCGAGTTTGATTTTCGGTACGAGAAAACGGCAGATGTGGAGTTTTCCACGATCTACGCTTACGGCGCTATTGCCAGTAAAGCGTCCTCACTCAATATTGCGATCCCTGGCTGGAAACAGTATTGCGATGAAGCACTGACAGCAGAAGATGCATTGCGTGTTATTGCCAGACTTCAAACGGAAAAGTGGTGGCTAGGTAAGCTCCGCAAAATCCATGACCGCTGGCGCGAGCACCTCCTGATCGCCACTAGCTACGTCAGCAAAGTGGCATCACCCTATTGCTCTGAGCCTTGCCTCAGGGAGTGGATAGCACAAAAAAAAGCCAACTTTGAATACCTTCAGGCGATGGAGCTGGAAGACCAGGACACTGGGGAGCGTACCTCCTTGCTCGATAAGGTCATGGGCAGCGTTTCCAACCCGAAGATCGCCCGTCATGAATTGATGGTGCGCATGCGCGGTTTTGAGGATATGGCTAACGAGATGGGACTGGTTGGCATGTTCTACACGTTGACCGCACCGTCACGTTATCACGCCACACATGTGCATTCCGGCAAGCGCAACGATAAATACTGCAATGCCAGCCCACGCAAAACTCAAAAGTACCTTTGCAACGTCTGGTCACGTGTACGCGCCAAATGGGGAAGGGAAGGCATCCGCACATTTGGTTTCCGTGTAGCCGAACCACACCACGACGGAACGCCGCACTGGCACCTGCTGTTATTTCTCCGCCCGGAAGAGGTGGAGCTTGCCACTGATATTTTTCATGAGTACGCCCTCCAGGTGGATGGAAGCGAACCCGGCGCGGCTCAGTATCGTTTTACTGCCAAACCAATTGATGAAGAGTTTGGATCGGCAACGGGATACATCGCAAAGTACATCTCAAAAAATATCGACGGTTATGGAATGGATGGCGAGTTTGATCACGAGTCAGGCAAACCCGTTAAAGAGATGGCAAAGCGCGTGCGGGCGTGGGCTTCACGCTGGAGTATTCGCCAGTTTCAACAGATTGGCGGCGCGCCTGTATCCACATGGCGCGAGCTAAGGCGCCTAGGAAGTCGTGAGCTTGTCTTGCACCCGGAACTTGAAGCTGCCCGTGCTGCTGCTGATGCGCCCGACTGGCCGGGATACGTCAACGCCCAGGGCGGCCCGTTTGTAACTCGCGATTGTTTGCGTGTTCGTCTCAATTACGAATACACCGAAAACGGCAATGATTATGGTGACACAGTCGCCAAAATCAGCGGCGTCTATTGTCCTTTTACGGTCAGTGAATCGGTCATTTATACCCGCACCAACGATTACAAAATCGTACCGAAGCATAAGCCATCGTCGGTCGAGAATTTGACCTTAGAAGGCCGCGACGCGGCCCCTTGGAGTTCTGTCAATAACTGTACGGGGCGCACCGGATCGGACGAAAAACCACCGTCAGAAACGGCGGTGTCAGCTGATAAAACCGCGCCCGACGACAGTTCAGTGACAGAACTTCCGCTGAATATCGATGTTTTGAGGCGATATTCACGCCAGCAAAGGCAGGAGATCACCAGCAGGCTAAGGAAATCCGCCCGGGAAAGCTCAGATCAAGCCTTCACGCGCACCGCGCGCGGCCTGCGCACGTCGATTGATGATGAATTCGCACTGGCATGGGGGCCAAAAATTACCGCCGCGAAAGACATGAGCCTGATGCCAGAAGAGGCGGAACGCCGCTGGCGCGAACAGCTGCGGAGCGAGGCAGAGCGGCGCGCGGATAACTACGCCGCCGCGGTTGCGGAATATCAGAAGAAAAAGGCCGAAGCCGCATTGCGCCAGGCGCAGCAACAGGAAGCGACGCAAAAACACGGCATCTCCGAAGAGGTGATCGCCAGCATCGGCGCGCAGCTCCGTGACTGTCGGATTTTCGTCAGTGATGACGTCGTGCGGTCAATCGCCGACGGCGCTCGCGTTCGCCACGGCGGCGGCCTGCTCGCGGTGGACAATAGCCGGTTGCGTGAAGTGAAGGTATGGCACGCAGGCGAGAAAGATAAACCAACTTCCGAATATATGGCAGTGCGTGACCTTGTCACGCGCTGGAAGAAGGCAGCTAAACGGAAAAATGTGAGGTAAACATGAAGCATTTCAGCACTAAAGCCATTGGGTCAGTCATCGCCAAGCACTTTGCGAAACTGATGTCGATTGATTAATCAATAGTATCGGAACGCAGCTGCGTGACCGCCAGATTTTCGCCAGTGTTGAAGTTGTGAAGTCAGTTGCTGGCGGTGCATGCGTTCGTCGCAGCGGCATTCTGTTCTTGGTAGACAGACGAAAAAGATAAAACAACTTACGAATATATGGTTGTATGGGGTTTACTCAACCACAGAAGAAAAGCCGTTAAGCGAAAAATGAGAGGTAAGAATTCAAACATTAGCACCATGGGGTAGCCATCATATGGAGTTCGTCATGCTTAAAAGAGGCTAGTTACGTATAAGGGGTAATAATATATCATCATTGTGGCAATGAAAGGTAGATTAGAAGGTGTGAAATTTCTGAGTTAGCTCAAAGTTTGTAAGGAAAGCAATGTAATTAGATATTAAATGATGAAATTCTTCAATGGATCCTATATGAAATATTTGTTGACATTTTTTTTGGTTCGTAATATGAATTACTTGCTAATGTTTAAACTTCGAGGTGAAAATGAATTTAAATGAATTTTCTTCAATATGTAAAAAAAAATTGGATTCTCATTTCAAAAGTGTAGAAATGAATGTTAAGCAGGGTGGTGTTCGATTCAATGGAGGAGATGTAGTAAATCATGTTTTTTATCCTACGATGATTTTATGTATTGAATCAGATAAGCGAATATTCTCTATGGAGCTAATCGGCGTATCTCGTGAGAGAAAACCACTTAGAATTAAAAAAAGAAATAACGTTTCAGTACGGGAGTTAACCTCACTAAGTAGAGATGATATAGCTGAAGATTTTGCATTTGAAATGACAGGGAGAAACACATTTAATGGCCTTCTTTTTTATGATCATAACGCACATCAATTCCATGATTCCCAAAATCACCCGTTGCTTGAGCGCTATGGTTCAAGAATAGCATTTTCACGCCATAAAACTCACTTAATTGATTTTCATGTTGATTTTACAACCTGCATGCTATCGGATTGTATGATTGCATATGTTAATAATGGTTTTTTTAGATCAAGATATATATATGAGATGTTCTTTTCGAGTGTAAGAACTAATGAGAATGAACTTAGGGAAGAACTTGATTATTATATGACTAGGGATGCTGGCGTTATTTTTGGGGTTAGATTTTTCCCTAGTGATGAAGATATATCTTGGGTTAAAGCTTCTCATTTAATAAATCTTGTTCTTAATGATAAAATTCATGAGACCACAATAGGTGATTATTTGAATGATCATCCTGAAATAATATGCAGAGCGTTAGGGTATGATTCCATTGTATATGAGCCAAGTTTAAAGTGGGTGGAGAAAACAAAAGATAATACTGATGTATATATAAACCCCGACGCGTTACTCAAGCGCCCTGACGGCAATTATGATATTTGTGATTTTAAAAAAGGTTTACTTAAAAGAAAAAAAATTACTAAAGATGAGCGTCGAAGACGTCGATTCATTGACGATGTTGATGAAGGGATTGCTCAGCTTGATAATTATGAAGAGTATTTTACATATGATGAAAATAAGAAGTATGCACTTGATAAGTACAATGTTTCAATAAATGAGCCGCGAAAGATATTAATTATAGGGAATATTGAGAATACGGTTTTAATCGAGGTTGAACAAGCTCTGAGAGGGCGGAAAGATAATTTGGTTATTGATTATGATTCATTAATTTCTTATTACGTGGGTTCGATTGGTCTCAAGTGAGATTATGATATTTATTTTTTTAGTGGGCGCTCCTTTCTGTATCTTGAAAGGAGCGTAAGTTTGCATGTAATCAGGTATTGCTATTTTCTAAAAGGTCATAACACATCATTTTTACTTCAGATTTTATTATGACTAATTTTTTAACTTGTAATGCAAAAAGATGCACAATTCTGCACAATTATCGAAGCATCGCTTTTGCCCCGCCAGGGTAGCACTGGCGGGGCTTGAACGGTCCGCACAAAGCGCACAAAAAGAGGTTGGTTTAGCGCGCAGGCGAGGCGGGGGGCAAGCCCCCGCAAACGGGGCAGGGCAGGGAAGGCGGCAGAATACGCAATTTCACGGTTTCTGCGTCACGGTGAGCGGTCGTTTTGGTTGGCGGCATGCCCTTGCAGGGAAAAAGCAGCGACGCGCAGAGGGGCGCTGATGCGGGATTTTTTCAGCAGAAAAGATGAGGCCAGCGAAAACGCTGGCCTGTTATAAATGGCTGATGTTGTTTAAAGAAACTGAATTGTCTGGCGGTTATTTCTCAGCGGTAAGCAACGCGTAAGGGTTAAAGCGGATCACTTCTTCTCCGATCCACTCATTGACCACCTTCAGCGCCTCCATTACGGGCGTCAGCTCGTTGATAGCGTAGACCCGTGCGGCTTTCTCGATATCCCCAAATGAGCCGTTTCCCTCTGGCATGGCGCCCATCAGCTGCGGCGGGATACGGTGCGCTGCGAGTATGTCGTCACGTGTGGCGTTCTTAATGTTGATAAACTCATCTTTCGCAGTGATCTGCTGGAAGGGGAGGATTTGCACGCCGTCTTTGCCGCCGCCTGGCGCATGCAGCAGCAGGTTTTTAAATGCGCCTTTACCACGCGCGCCGGTCAACGTCTCTTTGACTGCCTTCATGCTTTTATCGTCAACCTGTCCGGCACCAATATAGACAATGCATCCGGCGTGAGATCCGTTGTCGTAGTACAGCTTACGGAACATGTCAGCGGAGTGGGCCAGGCTGGCGGCCAGCAGCGCTGCCATATATTCCGGCATGCCGTAGACCTCCTGATTGATATCAGGGTTCAGAACGTGACAAACCGTTCCCGATTTGAACGTGTGCTCTTCTTTCCAGCGCCGGACAAACCAGTATTGATCGAGATCTGTGCTCCCACGCCGGGTGTACTTCGCAAGAGAGTGTTTGAAGGGAAGCGGGCCGCCCAGGCGATTACGCGGCAATTCGAGATAGGCATTGCCAAACGTGAACCAGTCCAGCGCAAACGCGGAAAAGGTCTGGCGATTGAGCAGTTTGTGCGGGATAAAACAGCCGGTGAGCACATTACGTTTGAAATACAACGCCGACTCATGCCAGGCGCTCTGACGCGGAGCTTTAGCCAGTCCGTAAAAGTCTACTGGCGTCTCATAGTATCGCCCGTTGTCCATGCAATAGAGATTGTCCAGCAAATCGGCCATATCCCGCACGGGATAAGGGCCGTCAAAGCTGAACGCTGTCAACGCGGGATCGGCCTTCAGTGACTCCACAATGTCAGGGCCGGCGGTGCTGGCTATCGGCTTTTTACCGTATTTCTTTTTCAAAGTTACCATCCCATTGCGAAACCACCGCCGCCACTTTCCTGGCCCAACGGTTCATTAATAATCGAAAGCATGGTTGCCCACGCCATATCACCATGGCTTACGCCGCGCGATCGGTCCGTTTCGTAAGTGATGAAACCGCCGGGCGTAACAACTTTGCGAACAGCGTTGAAGGCTCTGACCAGACCCTGCTCGCTGCGGTCATATTCCCAGCGGCCGGCGCGTATGACCTGCAACATTTTGAGGACAAGGGCGCGCTTGGAAGAGAGGCTCATCTGGTAGCAAATAGCCGCCGGGAACCAGTTTTTAACAATCTGCCAGACCGCCTCCCCGACGCCTTGTCCGTCGATGGCGATGTGAGTGACGTTGTAGCGCTCGGCAGCCTCTTTGATGACCGCCGCCTGCTGTTCAAACTCAAGCCCTCGCAGTTGCTTCAATTCAACCGTGCGAAACCGGCCGCCGGCCACAAGGGGAGGGACCGTCACGGACAGAGCACCGGCATCACCATTGCCACTGCCGCCGTTGGCGTCGTAGCCCAGCCACACCTCACGTTGCCCCATAGGGCGACTGGCGAACGGTTTCCAGTCGGGCCAGTCGTCATACCCGTCAGCGCCGCACCCCAGTAACTGGCTAAGATTGAACGCGCTTTCGCCGTCTTTGACGAACTCGCACATGTACAGGTTTTCAAATTCATCAGGGCTGTTTTCGTCCCGGATTTCATCAATGTCGGTGTAGTCCCAGCCGTTATTGATAGCGTCCTGAATAGTGACGATCTGCCGCCACGTTTTATCCGGGTAAAGCACGCCGCTATGGGTTTTCTTCCATGAAACGTCAAAGTCAACGCGCTGCGCTTTAGGCCGTTTCGCATTCCATCGATCGCCGGTCCAGAACTGATAGGCTTCATGGCTTTCGCTGGATGGCGTGGAGAAGTACGTGCGTGTTAAGCCTTTGAGCGTTGCCATGGCGCCGGCAACTTTGCGCAGGTTGATAAAGTTTCCTGTCCAGAAAAACTCATCAAATCGCAGGTGGCCGGTGTACGACTGCGCCGTCGCCGCCGACGTCCCGAGAAAATGCAGCTCCGCGCCGTTTGACAACGTGATTTGCTCACCGCCTTTAAGTTCGACGTCCACCTCTTCAGCCGCTTTACGGATGAAGTTGCGGAACTGGAGCGCCTGCTTGCGGGACGCCGACAGAAAAATTTGGTTGCGCTGATAGTCGTGCTTAACGTCCGTTCTCAGTGCGCCCAGTAATGCCTCGCGGGCAAAGTACCAGGTTGCCCCGATCTGCCGCGATTTGAGGATCATCCGGTTACGCTGATCTCGTTGTTCGTACCAGCCGCGCTGGTGCCATGCGAGAGAGTCGAGAATTTTTAAGCGCAACGCCTCGATCTGCTCCTCGGAGAAGTGATTTTTCTTCTTGCGACGACTGGTTTTTTTTACGCCGGTGATAGTGGAAGCCTGCCCGGTATCTAGCTTTTTCAACTGCCGGGTTAACAGGTCAATCTCTTTGAAATCGCCACTGGTTTTATTGTCTTTCGCGCTCAGCTGGCAGAGACGGGTGTCAATGGATTGCGTCACCCGTTTGATGGGCGTTGTGTCATCCCATGCGTCGCGCTTTTTCCACGAATAAACCGTGTTTGAGTTGATGCCCATGAGTCGCGAAATTTCGGCGGGCGGGTAACCCTGCCAGTAGAGCTGTTTTGCCCTTAATCGAATAAACGCATCCTGAATCATCACTTCCCCCTTTTGAGCAGGGAGATTACCTGCGCGCGATCCCCGCGGCTCGGGCTTTCAGGTCTGGCCGTTCTCCGACAACAAAACCGCGTGGCGCCGGGCTTTCAGGCTCTGCGATGATGCAGCGACTGACATAAATCAACAGGATAAAACGACATGGCCAGCACGACTAAACCCGCCCGCAAAAAGTTTCGCGTTGCGGTTTCCGGCGCCACCGTTGACGGGCGCGAGATCCAGCCGCAGCACCTCCGCGATGCGGCGGCGAGCTACAACCCGGCCGTTTACGGCGCCCGCGTGAACGTGGAGCACTATCTCTCCATGCTTCCTGACAGCAATTTTGGCGCCATGGGGGATGTTGTTGCTTTAAGCGCGGAGGATATCACCGAAGGGCCGCTGGCCGGTCGTACGGCGCTCTATGCCGAGATCGACGCTTCGGCACGAATGAAGCAGCTCACCGATGAAGGAAAAAAAATCTATTCCAGTATTGAGCTGCATCCGCAGTTTGCCCTTAACGGTAAGGCGTATGTGGTCGGCCTGGCGATGACGGACACCCCGGCAAGTCTGGGGACTGAGCGCCTTAAATTTGCCGCGCAGCAGCGCGCGCAGGTGATGGCCTTCAATAACCAGCAGATCGAGGCGCCGCTGTTCTCTGATGCGCTTGAAGCTGAAGTGATCGAACTGGCCGCTCATCGCAGCGAGGAGGGCGTCAACTGGTTCAACCGCGTGATGGGCATCCTTGGTAAAGGCCAGAAAACCGACGATCAACGGTTCAGTCAGTTGCATCAGGTTGTTGAAGCCGTTGCTCAATCTCAGGCAGACCAGATTGACCGGTTCAGTGCCCTGGAACAGGAGCGCCAACAGGATAAAGCCACCATTCAGCAACTGACCAGCGAACTTAACGAGCTGCGCGGTCAGCTTCAGCTCCAGCCCGCAGAAAATTACAGCGCACGACCGGCGGCAACCGGCAACAGCAGCGCGCAGCTTGCAGAATTCTAAGAGGTAAAAAATGGAAAACCAGACCCGCGAACTATTTGATAAGTACATTGTGCGCCAGGCACATCTGAACGGTGTCTCACCCGCAGCCGTTGCCAATCGTTTCAGCGTCGATCCGACTATCCAGCAAAAACTGGAACAGGCCGCCATGGAGTCGGATGACTTCATGAAGCTGGTTAACCACTTTGGGGTTAAAGAGCAGGAAGGGCAGAAAGTAAAAATTGGCAGTAAGGGACCGATGGCGAGCACCAATAACAGCTCGGACGGCACCAACCGCCGTAACCCTGCACCGAACCATAACAAAGAGCCGCAGAACTACCACTGCCGCAAAACCAACTATGACTATGCGCTTTCGTATGCGGAGCTGGACGCGTGGGCCGGTCACCCTGAATTTCAGTCATTAATCAGTAATGCGATGGCCCGTCAGCTGGGGCTGGATCGCCAGATGATTGGCTTTAATGGCACGCATTACTCTGAAAACTCCGACCGCACGACCTATCCGTTATTGCAGGATTGCGGCGTTGGCTGGCTGCAAAAGATCCGCAATGAGGCGCCGCAGCGCATTATGCCAGGTATCACGCTGACTTCCCGTGATGAGAATAACGCGGTAATTGCGTCAGGCACCTACGGCAATATTGATGCCGCCGTGCTCGATGCACGCCACAGCCTTATGGATCCCTGGTTCCGCCGCGCTCCCGGTCTGGTGACTGTGCTCTCGTCCGATCTGCTGCTGAAAGTGAACCTGCCGAAAGTGAACGCGCTCAGCCAGACCAATCCGAATACCGAACTACTGGCCGCGCAGCTCATTGTCAGCCAGGAAAAGATCGGCGGCCTGCCGACGGTCTTTGTCCCGGGCATTCCTGAAGATGTCGTGCTCATCACCAACCTGAAAAACCTCTCTGTGTACTACCAGAAAGGCTCCCTGCGTCGCTCTATCCGGGAAGAGCCGCACTACAACCGCGTGGCGACTTACCAGTCCAGCAATGATGACTATGTCATTGAAGAGTACGGCATGATTGCCATGATCGACGGCGTGACATTCGCCTGATAATCCCTATCACATGGCGGGCAGCAAGCCCGCGCAGGAGAATGAACCCATGCTGACACCGGCACAAAGACACTTTCAGAAGGTCATGGCAGAGAGGCGGGGCATCAGTGATGAGCGTGACGCGGAGACGCGCACCGCGCATGAGCAGATCCTCTTTCGCCTGCATATGCATAAATCTTCGCTGAGCCAAATCCAGTCCCGCCAGGCGAAGGCCGCTGTAAAGGCCAGCATCCTTCCTGAGTTTCAGGGATGGATTGACGGCACGATCGAGGGCGACAGCGGGCGCGCGGATCCGGTCATCACCACGCTGATGGTGTGGGCGGTGGACTGCTCCGACTATGCGCTGGCGCTGCGTATCGGGCGCTATGTCGTTAAGCATGGCCTGAGCATGCCGGATGACAACTATCGCCGCCCGGCACCCACGGTACTGGCCGAGGAAATCTGCAATCCCATTCTGAACCTCGCCACCACGGACGCCGGAGCCGATTTGTCAGGCTATATCCCCATGCTGGACGAGCTGGCCGAAATTGTGGCTGACAGTGATATGCCGGATGAGGTCCGCGCGAAGCTGTGCAAGGTGAGGGCGTTTTGCCGTCGCGACACGGAAGACGCGGAAACCAAAGGCGAAGCGCTGAAACTCTTCCGGGAAGCCATGAGCCTGAACCCGGGTGCCGGTGTGAAACGGGAGATCGCTTCTCTGGTCAGCGCTTTGAAAAAGGCGCCGCAGACCAGCGCGGCAAGTGGTGATGCGGAAGATGAGACTTCATCCAGCGATACAGCAGCAACCGAAACACCCGCAACAGAAAAAGCAACACGAACGCGCAAGCAGACGAAAACGGCGGCCGGCACTCAAAAAGCCACCCGCAAAACGGCGGCAAAAAAGACAACGAAAACCGCCACAAAGTAAACGCCTGAGCGTAATGAACTGGCCCCGCGCCACAGGCGGCGCGCCCGGCGATCTGCCCGTAATGCGGTCTTTTTACCGGACGCCCACCGCCTGACCTAACGGAGAAACGACGATGAGTTTTATCGCACAGCGCCCCGTCAGACCTGCTGAAAGTGATGTGACAGACGTGGACGACGGCGGCGCACAGATTGCCATCGGAACTTTCTGGCCGACGGTAAAACTCCACGATCTGCGCCTGGCTGCCCGCATCGCCGGTGACATTACAACATCCCGATTAATGCATATGGCAACGGAGGCCGCGCTGCATGTCGCGGATCAATTGAAGGACTGGCGCAAGCAAAGGGAAGCGGAAGGTGCGGAATCTCTGGCCTCTGTGCTGCTGACTTCTGTCGGTGAACCTGTCGAGCAGATTAACGGCGAAAGCGCAAAAGTTTACCGCTTCCGGCGTGCGGTCTACTCCTTCACGCGCGCCAGTGTTCTGGAGGGTTACAGGGATGTTGGCACCACGCCAAAAGGTGACAAAGACGCCGAAGCTCTGGACAGGCAAATAGATGATCTCTGGCGGGACGGGCGCTGGAGTATCGCTGACATTCGGGAAGAAGCCCGGATCTATGCGGAGCTGTTCTGATGAAAGTCAGGGCGCTGCAAAACGACACGGTTGATCAGCTTTGCTGGCGTCATTACGGCAAAACCGCAGGTGTCACGGAGAAGGTGCTCGAAGCCAATCCGGGACTGAGCAACCAGATATTTTTGAATGCCGGGCAGGAGATCGAAATGCCCGTGATAACCAGCGAGGTGGAACGGGTAACCGTCCAGTTATGGGAATGACTCTGGATCGTATTAACGAATATTTTGCGTTTGCAACATCCGCCCTGGTGACCGGCGTGGGCGTCATGACCGTCAGCGAAAAACTGGCGCTGGCTGGCCTTCTTCTGGGGATTGTTTCCGCCGTCCGGCTGGCGATTCACCGCCGCCGTATTGAGCAGGCCAGCCAGCGCCGTAACGATTTGATCGAGCAGATTCTCCGCCAGGCGGAAACCCGCAACCTGTCGGACCGCGAGCGGCAGTTGCTGGAGCAACTGCACGGGGATAACCCGACATGAAGAACATCATCAAAAAATGTTCGATTGCGGTGATTGTGGCCCTGGGCATTTCACTGGCACCCGGAAGCGTCAGAACGACGAAAGAAGGGCAGCAGAAAATTGCCGGTTGGGAAGACTGCCGCAACACGCCTTATTACTGCACGGCGGGTGCTCTGACCATTGGTATCGGCTCCACGGGCGGCGTGGAAAACCGCGAATACAGCAACCAGGAAATAGCGCGGCGCTGGATCAACGATCTGCAACGGGCAGAAAACTGCATCAATAACAATTTCCACGGCGCCGACATGCCGCAGCTCACCTTTGAGGCCATGACGGATGCCGCCCTGAATCTGGGCTGCACCGGGCTGATGTGGTTCACCGATAAAAACGGACGCAAGCAGAGAACCACGATCTGGAAACATGCTCAGGCCAGGCAATGGCCGCAGATGTGCCACAGGCTGACTGATTTTGTCAATGCGGGCGGTAAGCGTTCCCCCGGACTGGTTAATCGGCGCAACGATTTTAAAGCCTGGTGCCTGTTGGGCCTGAGTACGCCGTCATGAGGGCGGGCAGCGTGATTGTGATGCTTGTCCTTTTGGCTGCTGTCTGGTGGCAGACCGACCAGCTGAGCGAGGCCCGGACCCGCAACAAGCTGCTGACCGAAACGGCGACCGGCTACGACCAGGTTATCCAGGAAGTGAAGGCGACCGCCATACAAACCCATAAGTTACTGGCAGAGGTAAAAGTCCGTGAGCAACAGCGTAATGCAGAAGGGGAGCGACGACGTGAAGCAATGCAGGCCGCGTTCAATGGTGACACGTGCGCTGTTACTCCTGTGCCTGACGCTGTCAGTCGTAGCCTGCAAAAACGCACCGCCCGCGCCGGTCATTCAACTGGTCCGTGAACCCGTCCCGGAGAGTCTGACCGAAGAGACGCCACGCCCGGCGCTGGATAAGCCAGTGACCTGGGGCGCGGTGGCGATATTCAGCGACAGGCTGATTGATGCGCTTGATGCCTGCAATGTTGACAAAGCAACGATCCGCCAGTGGGACAACCTGCGCCAGAACACCCGTAAGGAGCCATAAATGCTGAAGATAGACACCCTCCGTGCCGCCATTGAGAAAGCAAACACCTGGTGTCGGGCGAACCCGGAAGCCTGGACGGTGTTCGTTGAAGAGGGTGGCATTGAAACCACCGGTGAAACGCCGTCATTCATGTACCGCTATTCTCTGGTGCTGTTCGTCATGAACTACGCCGGGAGCTTTGACGACTTCACGCTGCCGCTCATGGCCTGGCTCTGGTTTAATCAGCCCGATCTGCTGCTTAACCCCGATAAAAACCAGCAGATAAAATTCACCACGCTGATTAACAGCGATGACACCGCCGATCTGATGTTTGAGCTGCCGGTACATCAGCGGGTACTGGTGCAGCTGGATGAAAACGGCGTGCCGTGCGCCGAGCATTTGCCGGAGCCTCGACCGCGCGTGCTGGCCCCTCACGCCGCAGGCTGGGGGCTGGTATTTGAAGGCATGCTTCAGGAGGGCGGAGCGTGAGCGATCGCATGTTCAGCGAGCTGGATCAGGTCTTTCAGGACATCCTCGACGGCGTCAGCCCGGCGGGGCGCACCCGTACCGCGCGCAAAATTGGTCTGGCACTGCGTCGCAGTCAGCAGCGCCGTATCGCGTCACAGAAAAACCCGGACGGCAGCGGCTATGCCGTGCGCCGCCGTAAGGTTTACCGCACCCAGCAGGGGATCAAGTTCTTCTGGAATAACGAGGTGCGGGCGCTGAAAAACTGGCGCGGCGGGCGCGGTAAATATGGCCGGACAATCACGGGTTTTGACGAGAAGCGCCGGGATATCCGCACCTTCTACCGGGCCGATATCGAGCGGTATCTGGAAATCAAAACGCAATCAGCTACGCATTCAGAGACAAAAAAAGCACCGATGTTTACCCGCCTGCGCACCCTGCGTTTTATGAAGCTCAGGCCGGACGCGGGCGGCGTCACCGTAGGATTTGACGGCATCGCTGCGCGCATTGCTCGTATTCACCAGTACGGCCTCAAAGACGAGGTTGGTCCGGGCGCTTACGCGCAGTACCCGGCGCGTGAACTACTGGGCATAACTCCGGCAGACCTGAGCGCGACGGAAAACGCCGTTATCAGCAGTCTGGGCGGTGCGTCATGAATGCTGAGCTGATGCGCCTGCTGGAAAACATTCTGCGCCTGGGCGTCGTGGAACAAATCAGCGCCGACAAGAAAGCGGTGCGCGTTCGCTCCGGCAGGTTGCTGACCACCTGGATCCGCTGGAACGTCACCCGCGCAGGGGCATTCAGCATCTGGCTGCCGCCCTCGATAGGGGAGCAGGTCTGGATCGGTTGTCCGGGCGGCAACCCTGAAAACGCGTTTGTGATTGGCTCTGCATACAGCGCAGATAATCCGCCAACGGGCAGCAACCTGCTGGAAATCAGCATCACCGCACCGGATGGCGCGCGCCTGCATTACGACGCCGCCGCCGATGCCGGAGCACTGTCCGTGACCGGTATTAAAACCGCGCATATCCAGGCAGAGACCCGCGTCACGCTGGACACACCGGAGGTGGAATGCACGGAACACCTCAAAACGCGCACTTTCGAACTGACCCACGGCGGCACGATGGCCGGTGATGTGTTCCATTCCGGCGGCGTGTTGCAGTCAAACGGGATCACCGTACATGAACATAAACACGGTGGCGTGCAGTCTGGTGGGAGTACTACAGGAGGCCCGCAGTGACAGCCAGTTACACGGGGATGAACCCGGAAGGCACCGGTTCGCTGACCGATCACGATCAGCTCTGGCAGTCTGTGACAAAAATCCTCACCACGCCAACAGGCTCCCGTGTGATGCGCCGGGACTTTGGCAGCGTGGTACCTGATTTACTCGATGCGCCACAGAACACCGTCACCCGCATGCAGCTGATGGGCGCCACCGCTATTGCGCTGGCGCAGTGGGAGCCGCGGATCAGTCTGACCACCGTCAATGTGGTGTTTTCAGAAACAGGCGCGGTGACTGCTGAACTGGCCGGCACTATCACGGAAACCATGACAGATACCAGCAACACCATCAGGTTAAGGAGCTAGCGTGCAAACGTCCGTCGATTTATCTCAGATCCCGCAGCCTGATATCGTCGAGGTGCCGGATTTTGAAACGGTGCTGGCTGATATCCGGGCGCTTATCGTGGCGGCCATGCCTGCGGAACTTCAGGCTTCTGTGTCTGCTGCGCTGTTGCTTGAATCTGAACCGATGGCCGCGCTGGCTCAGGCATTCACCTATCGCGAGATCAATCTGCTGCAACGTATCAATGAAGCCGTGCGCGCGGTGCTGCTTTCCAGCGCCCTGGGGGCGGATCTCGATCAGGTCGCGGGTAATTTTGACACTGAACGTCTGCTGATTACTGAAGCCACCGACGAGGCAGACGCCGTATACGAAAGCGACGAAGAGTTGCGCGCCCGCGCGCTGCTCTCATGGGCGCGCCTGAGCACGGCGGGTGCCCGTAATGCCTATCACTATTTTGCGCGCGGGGCTGATGCGGATGTGCTCGACGTGCGCGCCTATGGCCCTGAAACACATAACCAGGAGGGCCGCGTTTTCCTCTACGTGCTGTCACGCACCGGGGATGGAACCGCCCCGCAGGCTCTGCTCGATAAAGTCCTGGCAGCGGTGAACCCGGAGGACGTGCGCCCGATTACGGATTATGTGGCTGATTATGTCCGTTCCGCTGTGATTGTGAATTATCAGGTGGTTGCTGACATTTACGTCCCTTACGGCGTGGACACCGCCACGGTGCTGGAAAAAGCCACCGCAGCACTGAACGAATACACCGCCTCTGTGCATCTTATCAACGCTACCGCTGCACGGTCGGGCATAGACGGGGCGCTGCATCAGGACGGCGTTGTTACCGTCGATTTGCATTTACCGGCCGCCGACGTCGTTGCGACGATGGGCGAAGCGCCTCATTGCACCTCTGTGAAAATCAATCTTGTGGTGATGGACTATGACCGCTAATTATCCCGCCAGCATTCTGCCACCCAACGCCACCGCCGTGGAGTGGGCCATCGACAGAGCCAGCGCCGCAGCGCTGGAAAGGTTGCCTGTATATCTGATTCGTTGGGTTAAAGATCCGGACAGTTGCCCGCTGGCGCTGCTGCCGTGGCTGGCGTGGGAATATCAGGTTGATACCTGGAATATTAACTGGTCAGAACAAAAGAAACGCGATGCGATCAAGCGCGCCCACTACATACACCGCCATCGCGGTACGGTCGCGGCCGTCCGTCATGCCCTGGTGGACAGTCCTTTTGGGACGGATATAGTTGAATGGTTCAACCAGAACCCGAAAGGGGATCCGTATACCTTTCGCCTGAACGTTTATCAGAATGATTTACCGGTGACGGAATACGACCAGCAGGATCTAAAACTGGCGGTGCTGCGCGCCAGGAATCTGCGCAGCTGGTTTTCCGTTCATGTATTTGGCCGACTTCAGGGAACCTCGTATGCGGCCGGTTACATGTACGCCACGGAGAAAATCACGCCGCGCTTTGTCCCGTTGCAGGTGGTTTTATCCCGCTACGAGCTGAATCTGGCCCCCGGGGACGCGGAAACGGTCACGGTGACAATTCTCCCCGAATACGCGGAAGATAAAACCTTTACGGTAACTACATCGGATCAAACAATCGCGACCGCCCGGATAGTAAACGGCGATATTCTGGTTACGGGCATGAAGCGAGGTACCTGTTCGGTCACCGTTACGACGACTAATGGCGTCAGTGCGGTGATCAGTGTGAAAGTGGTCGCGGTGATGAAGTTCATCACCCGCATCGACAGTGCAACCAGGCCAATATTCTTTGCTCATATGGACGAGGGTTTCACGGTTGACTATGGCGACGGCATCGACAGCCGGGACTACCGTTTCGATCCCGCCAGTGAAGCTTCAGGTTGGGTTATTCCTACACGTGAATTAGTACAGGGAAAGGAATACACCATCACGGTTAAGAACACGGAAACCGCCTGTCTGCGCAGCCGTTTATCTAACTATTCTTCGAAACTGAACCCTGTTGTGGAATTGATTAGTGTTACAGGGGAAAGAGGTCATCTTTCAGGGTTCGCTTTGGATACCACCGGATTAATGGCTATTCGTCCCGGAGCATTTGACGATTTGCCAAACGTGAATAACTGCAAAAATATTTTTACCAACTGCTCGTCGCTTACAGGTATCCCGGCATCGTTGTTTTCTCGCATGAAGATAGCGGATTTTTCAGACGCATTCAGAGGGTGTACATCGCTTACTGAGGTTCCATCGGGGCTATTTGCAAACCAGCCCGATGCGATCGACTTCTCATCGGTATTTGCAGGCTGCACCGGCCTGATCAGTATCGGCAATAATCTGTTCCACAGCTGTGTATCTGCGGTGAATTTCAGTTACGCGTTTGATGGTTGCTCAATGCTTGCAAATATCGGCACGGGAATATTTACAGGATGCGGTTCAGCAGGGACATTCTCTTATAGCTTCAGGGCGTGTAAAAATCTTCTTGTCTTGCCTGCTGATATGTTTGCGGATGTTCCGGGCGGCGCATTCACCGGCGTATTCCAGAATTGCACGGCACTGACGGCAATTCCCGCCAACCTGTTTAAAACATGTTCTGAAGCGAATCATTTTGGCGGTGCATTCACTGGCTGTTCGCAGCTTCTTTCTGTTCCTGCCGGTCTGTTTGCTGGTCTGTCGAAAGTGACCTATTTCGGCACGGTCTTTTCTGGTTGCAGTTCGCTGAAAACGGTCGGCGCGGGTTTATTTGCCGGGTGCAGCCAGGCGCAGACATTCGCCTCTGCATTTTACAGCTGCCGCTCTCTTGAAACTGTAGCGAAAGATATTTTCAGCGGCTGCGTAGAGGTGACGACCTTTGCCAGTACGTTTTATGGGTGCAGCAGCCTGACAGCGCTCCCGTCCTTTACTGACTGCGCGAAAGTCACCACTTTCTCATACGCTTTTGCTAACTGTGGATCGCTCACGAAAATTGATGCTGATGCTTTTGCTGAGAAAGCGCTGGTAACGACATTCACATACGCTTTTGTAAACTGTACTTCGCTGGTTTCTGTGGGGAACGGCGCATTTCGGGGATGTAGCGCGTTAACCAGCCTGAGCTATACGTTTTCAGGTTGCCGCGCTTTGGTTTCTCTCGCGGGAGATATGTTTGCCGGTTGCGCCAAAGTGACAGCCGTCGATTTCTTATTCGACAAGTGCTCCGCGCTGGTTGAACTGCCAAAAGAGCTATTCAGCGACATGGTGTCCTTGAAAGGCATGGGATCGACTTTCCGGGATTGTACTGCACTCATCTCGCTACCATCCGGCCTGCTTGATGGTTGCATCAATCTCACTTCGTTAACGCTTACATTCTCGGGCTGCACCTCACTGGCGTTATTGCCTGGCGATTTGCTGAAAAACAACATTCTTCTGTCCGGCGCCGGATCGACGTTTTACGGTTGCACCTCACTGGTAAATATTCCGCCGACGCTGTTCGCGTCCTGCTCTCTTATTACCTCGTTTGGCGCCACGTTCCAGAATACCGGCGTGGAGGAAATACCGGAAAACCTGTTCAGCGGCAACCCGCTGGTGACCTCTTACGGCCAGACTTTCAGGGGCTGTAAAAACCTGCGCTCAGTGCCAGCCGGTCTTTTTGCCGCCAGCATAAGTGCCACGGTATTCACGAATGTCTTTTCGGAATGCAGTGCGCTGGAAGTCGTCGGGGCGGGATTACTCAACACCACGGCGGTAACGACGGTGGGTTATCTGTTTGACGGCTGTGCGTCATTACACAGCGATGTTAACACGATATTTAATCTTGCGAGTTACCCGGAGATTGTCACCACAACGGCAATATTCAGGAGCTGCGCATTACTCGCCGGCAAAGGCCTGGTATTTATGGGCAAAGTGCCGAACGTCACCGCGCACTATTACGCGTTTTATGCGTGTGCGGGCCTGGACGATTACGACGATTTACCCGGCAACTGGATAACGAACAAACTATGAAAACATTCAATCAATTAAAAAGCCTGATCGACTTTTGTCAGACCGATGCGTTTTTCCTGGAACACCTGAACCGGCTTCAGATCGCTGGTGTGATTTATCTTGATGAAGGCGATATCGATGCTGACCGCAAGACCGTGAGTGATGATTTTTATGATCAACTTGCCAGCGTGTACGGCATTGAGCCAGAAACAAAAAGTGAGGAGGTATAATGGCCACGGGACTGACACTAACCACGGCGGGCGCCGCCGAAATCGAGGCCGCGTATCAGGCGGGGGAGGTGGTGGATATTACCTCCGTGCTGATCGGCGATGGTGGCGGCGTGACATTGCCGGCTGATCCCGATGAGCTGGCGGCGGTGACGGCGCTTTTTGGACAGTTTGGCCGTGAAACCTTTGACTCTGATTCAAGCTATGAGGGGTTTATCAGCGGGCAGATCGTTATCAACTGCCAGGATTATCCGGGTAAAACGCTCAGAGAAGCGGGGCTGGTCAGCGCTAAGGGTACGCTCATCGCTTACGGCACATACCCGGCGACATACCTCCCGGCGCAATCGGATTCCATTATCAAAGAGATCATTCTGACGCTGGTGTTGACGCTGACGCACAGCTCAAACGTGCAGCTTGTTATCGATCCGGCGCTTGCCACACTCACGCAGGAAACAGGTGATAAACGCTATCTGCGGCGAGCACAAAATCTTTCTGATTTAAACGATCCCAAAGAGGCCAGGGATAATCTTGAACTGGGTAACTCAGCTACGCGGGACGTGGGCACCGAGACGGGAACGGTAGCTGCGGGGGATGACTCACGCATTACCGGCGCACTGCAAAAAGAGAGTAACCTATCTGACTTAACCGACGTTGAAAGTGCGCGCGAGAATCTGGGGATGAACCGTGACGGTGAGGGGTTTAAGGCTATCGTCGACGCCATTCTTTATCCTGGAATTATTATCCCTAGTGAAAAAAGCCCGGCTGAGCGCTTCCCGTGGCAGACGTGGGAGAGTTTAAGCGATACCTTTGCCGACAGGGTAGTGCGCATTGGTTCCGGGCACGGTGCGACCGGCGGCAACAATAAGGTAAAAATCGCAGCCAGCAACCTCCCGCCACACTGGCACAAATCGGGTGACAGATCACCCGGTGAGACCTGGGATCCGACCACGACACACGGCACGGACAACCAAAAGAGCGGGCCGCTCAATATGACAGCAGGAACCTTTATCGACGCAGCGGGCGAGCAAGAAACTGCAAACGAATCACTCGATGTGACTAACGAATACGTCACCCTCTGTCTGTGGAGACGTATGGCATAAAAAACACGGTCAGCAATGACCGTGTTTGCCGGTCTTGAGTATCGTCAAATGCATTAGCTCAAGCTTGACCTGACAGTTTTCATCTGTAACACATAATCAAATTTGAGAGTCTGCTTTGAGCAAAAAGTGTACTGAGTGACTAGTAACACATTCATAATCTACTAAACAGGTATACTAAACATTTGGTACTCAATTCAGTCAAAATTATTTATACAGCAGTAGAATGTGTCAATCTTCAAATTAAATATTTAAAACATCAATAATCTCTATACATGAAAGTTCATTTACACATAAAACAGTACTATTTGGATAGTTTGATTCCAGTGCAAGTTTTCTTTGGTGATGATTCTTTATATAAACATTATGGATAATTACCTTGTGCTTTAAACTTTGCTGCAAAAGGCCCATAATTATACAATCATCTACTCTTGCGTCTTTTCTTTTTTTTATAGTGATATCACGTCTCTTGGCTAATTCATTATAGTAATTGTCAATGATGCTGTCTCTGTGTAAATTATATATATTTAATCCATTGTTAGTTCTCAAATCTAAAATTTCCGAATCATATACTTTAATCTTTGATTTTATTACGCAGGTGTCATTGTGTCTATTTTTTGACCATTCAATTGCGTTTTTAAGAGGGTCTGATATACCATCTGTAAAAAAATATACACCGTGCCCTAACCAATCCTCATTTGATTGGCTCGATTTAAACCCATTATTTATTATAGACAGCATGGCACTCGATGTGGTACCATGATAACAAATAAATTCCTTTAAAGTTAACAACTTATGCTCACCTATTGTATTGTCGCTGCTACATCAATCATTATGCTGTGTATTATACTATATAAAATAAAACCTAAATATATTTATTATTCATTTTTATTCTATAAGAAAAAAATAAGCCAAGATAAGAATTTTTTTAGCAGCTGTATTCAGTATGTAGCCACCATTTTTTTGTTCACAATTCTGTATTTTTTTATAGAGTACGTTCCAATCTCAGATTTTATTGGCAAGATAATGCCGTTATTGCCTGATTATGTTAGTGCCTTTTTAGTCTCTCTAAAAGGTAAAGGTGCTTCAATAACAATCATACTGGCATTAATAGAACTTATAATTTTATTATTTTTGTTTTTTATTTTTATGAAAACCCCCACATCTCCAAAAAACAAGATAGTCAATGAGTTGAGTTTAGATAAAATCATAAATTATAAGAATGTTAATATATTCTCATTTTTTGGATCCATAGAAGATATAAGTAATATTCAAGTGATTGTGACATCTGAGAATAGTGATTTAGAATTAGCAAGCTTTTCAAGTACATCAATATCTGGCAGGGTGAGAAATATGGCGTCATCTAAGGATGATATTGGAAATGTTATATCTGATCCACTGTATGAAAATATTGTTCGTTTTAAGAAAAAGCATAATAAGTATAACGATTTTAATCTTGGGATATGCATTCCTTCGCAACCTTTGACATTACAGAAGCATGGGGGCTTTGTTGAATAAATCGAACTTTTGCTGAGTTGAAGGATCAGATCACGCATCTTCCCGACAACGCAGACCGTTCCGTGGCAAAGCAAAAGTTCAAAATCACCAACTGGCCCACCTACAATAAAGCCCTCATCAACCGTGGCTCCATAACTTTCTGGCTGGATGATGAAGCTATTCAGGCCTGGTATGAGTCAGCAACACCTTCTTCACGAGGCAGACCTCAGCGCTATTCTGACCTTGCCATCACGACTGTGCTGGTCATTAAACGCGTATTCAGGCTGACCCTGCGCGCTGCGCAGGGCTTTATTGATTCCATTTTTTCTCTGATGAACGTTCCGCTACGCTGCCCGGATTACAGCTGTGTCAGCAGGCGGGCAAAGTCGGTTAACGTCAGTTTCAAAACGTTCACCCGGGGTGAAATCGCGCATCTGGTGATTGATTCCACCGGGCTGAAGGTCTTTGGTGAAGGCGAGTGGAAAGTCAAAAAGCATGGCCAGGAACGCCGTCGTATATGGCGAAAGTTGCATCTGGCAGTTGACAGCAACACACATGAAATCATCTGTGCAGACCTGTCGCTGAACAATGTGACGGACTCAGAAGCCTTCCCGGGTCTTATCCGGCAGACTCACAGAAAAATCAGGGCAGCATCGGCAGACGGCGCTTACGACACCCGGCTCTGTCACGATGAACTGCGGCGTAAGAAAATCAGCGCGCTTATCCCGCCCCGAAAAGGTGCGGGTTACTGGCCCGGTGAATATGCAGACCGTAACCGTGCAGTGGCTAATCAGCGAATGACCGGGAGTAATGCGCGGTGGAAATGGACAACAGATTACAACCGTCGCTCGATAGCGGAAACGGCGATGTACCGGGTAAAACAGCTGTTCGGGGGTTCACTGACGCTGCGTGACTACGATGGTCAGGTTGCGGAGGCTATGGCCCTGGTACGAGCGCTGAACAAAATGACGAAAGCAGGTATGCCTGAAAGCGTGCGTATTGCCTGAAAACACAACCCGCTACGGGGGAGACTTACCCGAAATCTGATTTATTCAACAAAGCCAAGCATGGGGTGAAGTGTGTTATCCACGCGATTGCAATCAAAAAAAATAGCGACAATACAATAAGTTATGATGATCTTGCTATAAAGAAAATAATTTCCTATTCAATAGAGAAATGCATCAAAAACTCTTTCGAAAGTATTTTTATTCCTATTTTTGGTATAGGCAGTGCTCAGCAAGTACCTACCTATTTAATTAATAAACAGTTAGAGTCAATAAAGTCCGTATTAGACTGCGAGTTAATGAATACTCCGTCTGCTTTAAGTCTGAATATTTACTTGGGCGTTTATCGAGAATTGGATTGTTTATTCTTAAAAAAATCAGCAGTAAAAACGTTTAGGTAGCATATGATAATTGGATATACATCTGGAGTTTTTGATCTTTTTCATCATGGTCACAGAAACTATTTGCTAGCTTGTAAGGAATTATGTGACTTTCTAATCGTCGGTGTCGACTCGAATTACAGAGCTAAAATATTAAAAGGTGACGCCAGACCCATTGATGATATTTCAACTCGTCTAAAGAGCGTTAGCGTTTATTGTGATTACGCGTTCGAAAAAATAGAACAATCTAGTGTATATATCAATAAATATCACCCTGAGGTTCTTTTTCGCTCTACAGATAATGTGATGGATGCTCACAAAATAAATAACAAGACTTTATATATACCGTATACAGAAGGAGTGTCTACGTCTATGTTAATATCCAAGCGCCTCATGCTAAATTGATGTTTTATAATAGTGGTGTTTATATGTTTTTATCGAATATCTACTTTGGTATTTCATAAGCAAAAAATAAAAATGATAGGGGTGTTCAGTTCTGTTAATAATTAAACCCGTAAGTCTCAATTGAATTCAATGGTCATATAACTACATCAAAGTGTTAACTTTCTTTAGTAGCAGTAATGTCCTCTTTTGGCACAGAGCTGCCTGTCAGATTAGGTTTGGCCCTGTGCAACAGATGTGTCACTGCAAATCTAAGCTAACAGAAGTATCGTCATTGATGGTTGTGCCGCAGCTCAGGAAGTCATACCGCCGAGCGCATCCTGAGCTGTACTTAATGCAGTCTCTGCACCTTCTTTTAGTGTTGTCATCAGTTCGCTGACAGAGGCGCTTTGCAGTCGCTCCCTGATATCTTCATCAACCCTTTGCAGCGAAAGCGTGAACTCAATTCTTTTCGCTTTGCCGTAGCGATCAAACTCCTGATGCGTCTCCTGCAAACCCGTGATGACATACATCCCGTAGATAGACCCGACGCCATCAATCAGCGGCCAGGCAAGCCCGGTGTAAGCCATTGTCGAGACGGCACCCAGCGACAGGTTGCCGCCGGTAATTTCAGGGTACAGCAGCCCACCCAACGTCAGCTGGTTCTCACCGGCGCCAACGTACTGCCATTTTGCGCTCCGGCCCACACGTTCATTTTTAACGTGCCGCCAGTTACGGGACAGCTGCAATTGCTGATAGGGCAGTGTCCTGAGTTCAAATACAAAGAGCCCGAATACCATCATCATAGCTATAACTCCTGTTAATCATGGTCCCGGAACGAACCCCGGGCAGCGCGTTGCTGTTTGTCAATTTCTGCGCGGACCGCTTCGCCAACAAGTCGCGCCAGTTCGCGCGGATTGCTGCTCTGAATGCCGTGCAGATGGACGTGAATATCACCGGGAAAACTACCACCTGAAGCCGCAGCCGCCGTGTGGGTGCTTTGATTTCGGCGTACCGGTTGCCATGCTTGCGTCTGTTTTATCAATGGTTCGCCAGCGGCGATAACCGGGCGAGCGCTGACAGACTGGCGGACAAGCCTCGATTCCTGCCATTCACCACGCACTGCAAAGGCTGGGGGGAGATTTTTAAATACAATGTCACCCGGCCCGATACGTTTTCGCTTTTTCTCATCTAAAAGGCCTTTAGTGTTATCCGCGATTTGGCCCAGCCGCCGCTCTGTTCCAGAGTTGCCCCCGAGCACATTGGGCGGCGGGGCACTGCCTTTGCTTGCAGGCTTTTCAGATGACCATTGCCACTCCCTTTTAACCATGCGCCCGGATTTTTCATCCCATTCCCACATAACCGGAATAGCCCTGAGTCTGGCCGCTTCCAGCCTGGCTCTTTCAATGCCATCGGGGATGAGATCGAGCTTCTCCAGTAACCAGCCGACGCCTTCCATTAACTTCTGAAGGGGCCAAAGCAGAACGCTAAGTGCGGTCCCCAGGACTTCGCCAAAAGTCTGCCCGGCGCTGGCGCATTTGTTTAGCGCCTCGCGACTCTCCTCAACGGGCGTTAATACTTTTTTAAACCAGTTCCAGACGTTTTTGACGCCATCCCCAATGACCCCGAAAACGGGCGCCAGCCGGGAAAATGCGTTATAAACTGGCGCGAACCCCTGGATGACGCCTGTAAAAAAACCGCTAAAGAAGGCCTTAATTGGTCCCCAGTATTTCCAGATCAGTACTCCAGCCGCTACAAACGCAGCACCCACTAAGCCGATTGGGCTCAATAGCATTGATAAGCCGCCACTCAGCGCCGCAATTCCGCCTTTCACAATACCGAGCAGAGCAGGGATCCCGGTTAGCCGCAGTGCCAGCCCGCCAACGCCTTTTGACAGGGCGCTGATAGCCGTCCCCGGAGAGGTAAAGGAGCCAAGTAACGCACCGCGCAGTGGTACCATCATTCTGGTTAATACGCCGATGCGTCCGGCCAGGTCGCTGAGTAAAACCCCCCATCCGCTAATTTTTGTCAGTGAGCTGCTGCCCACAGCACTCAACATGCGGAATGCTGATACCGCACCTCCGATTCCGCTCCCGCCGGACAGAAGCGCAAACCCAAGTCTGAGCTTCGCCAGCGGACCTATCAGCAGACCAGCAGCTAATGACATACCACCAATTACTGCGGTCAGTGCCAGTGCAGTCCCGCCGGCGAGTAACAACGTTTGTGAAAGTCTGGGGTTTTCTTCTACCCAGCTTTGAACAGTGCCAATAGCCCGGCTAAGCCCCTGTGTCAGTCTGCGCAATGGGCCGTCTACTGTCTCCGCCACAGAAATGCGGAACGCCTCCCACGCGCTGTCCAGCTCCTTCAAATCGCCACCAAGGTTGTCTTTTTTCTTGTTAGCGACGGCGAACGCCTCCTGATTTTTATGTGCTTCAGCAATTTGTTCATAGAGTGACTGGAGGTAGCCATCACCTGCGCCGTTGACCAAAGACTGGAGGCTCGTAAAACCCTCTTCTCCGGCGATATCTTTGAAAAATGAAACCTGATCCACCTCGCCAAAGCGGGAAACGCGTTTTTGTAGATCGAGAAGAATATCGAACGGACGTCGCATCTTTCCGCTTGCGTCGGCAGTCTCCACTCCCAGCTCTTTGAGTGCCTTTTTGGCTGCCGTAGTGGGGGAGGCCAGTCGGGAGAGCGAGCGACGCATTGCCGTCCCGGCCTCGCTGCCACGGATACCCACCCGCGCCAGTGTGCCGGTCATCGCCGCGGCTTCTTCTAGGCTAATCCCAAGTCCTGCCGCTACCGGCCCGACAACTTTCATTGTTTCGCCGAGGCTGCTAAGCGTGGTGTTGGTACGGGTAAATGTGCCTGTCAGCACATCGCTGACGCGGTCCATTTCCCCGGCGTCGAGGGCGAACTGTGAAAGAATATTTGAGCCGATGTCTGCCGTTTCACCCAGTTCCATGCTGCCCGCCAGTGCCATATTGAGCACGCCGGGCAGCGCGGCACGGATAGCATCAGGCGTAAAGCCCGCCATTGCCAGAAAGGCCTGGCCGCTGGCGGCGTCGCGCGTGGTGAAGGCGGTTTCAGCGCCGAGTTTTTTTGCCTGGGAACGCAGAGCGGCCAGTTGTGAATCTCTTTTATCGAGCCGCGTCAGCGCCTGGACGTTTGACATTTCCTCATCAAAACCAACCGCAGGCGACAGGAAGCGTCCGGCGCCGTACCCGACAGCGGTTGCTGTACCTAATGCTATAGCACCGCCAGAGCGCAACTTTCCGGCCATCTGCTGCGCCCCCTCGTAACGTTTACGAGCTTGAGTGACCGCAGCAAGTTGCCGTTTTTCCCGTTCAAGGGATTGGTTGTATTGTTCTGTGCGGCGTATAGCGTTGCCGATGGTGGCGCTACTACCGGAAAGCATGACGCCATGCTGGCGCAGGGCTGATGCACTCTCACGGAGGCGGGCCACTTCCGTCACGCGTTTTGCAGTCAACCGATCAAGCCGCTCACCCAGTCGCGACATCAGTATTTGCTGTTTTTCTGTCAGCGTCCCGTTTTTACGTTGTGCTTCTGACAAGCCATCAAACCGGGTACGGGCTCGTGAGATTGAACGATCGGTTTTGCCGACGGCAGCGGTCATTCGCTGAAAAGTGGCACTGCTCTTATCGAGTCCTTTCAGGGTGGATTGTGTTTTTCTGAGGGAGTCGGAAAGGCCGCCCGCGCTCTGGCGGGCTGCATTAACGGGGCGCGTAAACCTGTCGATCGCGCTGAACGCAACGCGGATATCAAGACTCTTCATCACTGGCACCACTTCGAAGCGCCGCCCGCTTGCGCCAGGCTATCACCTCGCCAAGATCCATGCCGAAAATTTCAGAGGGCGGCCAGTTAAAAATAACGGCAATATCAGCAACCAAATCGTCAATCTGGTCAAACGCAACGGTAATTACTCGCTCTCCGTCTCCGCCACGTTCGACGCTCCAGGCTCCGGCGGATTCAAGAAAGGGACCAGCAGCTCTGCCAGCCCGATAAAGTCCAGAGTGTGCATCTCGTTGATTTCTTTTTGTGTCAGCGCAGGCGCGGTGACTCGAGTCAACAATGTTGCGATTGAGTCTGCATCCATGTTGGCAACGCGGATAAGATTCAGGCCGCGCAACGATCCGGCCTGACTGATGGCGCCGGTGATTTCCACCTGACCGATCTCACTGTCTTTACGAACTACTGGCTGCATCAGCGTGAACAGGTTTTTAGTTTTTTTAGCCATGTTAAAAATCTCCGGGCGGCATCTTTGCCACCCTCTGAAAGGTGATTAATTGCCCATGCCTAGGGCGGAAGAGATGCGGTCCGGGAACATGTTCTGCCCGTTCTTTTTGTAGATGAAATTCAGCAGATCGATTTCGATAATGGGCTGATCATCAATGGAAAATTTGTAATAGGTGGATTTAAAGGTGTAGCTTTCCTCCGTGTCTTCCCCCTGTTTTGAGTCTCCACCGTCGAGTTCAGTAAATCGCCCGCGCAGCTCCACCTCGACAAGCTGGCTTTCGCCATCAGTGAAATATTCACCAGCAAAGCGCAGCCGCGTGCCGTCAATTTCTGCTCCGTATTCGAGAAACAGAGCCTTAATGACGCCGCCAAAAACAACGGTGGAATCCAGCGCGCCAGCCTCAAGGCCGAGATCAACCCCGACCGCACCCAGCATGCCACCGCCTTGATAGTCCTCTACCTTTCGTGACAGTTTGGGGCGAGTGAAAGAGGTCACTTTTCCCAGATAGTTGTCGCCGTTAACAAAGCAGCTAAAAAGCCGCAGTTTGTGAGGAATAGCCATTATTCACCCCCGAGCGACGCGAACGCCGGTTCGTAAAAATCATCAGTAAAGGTCTGGTATAGCGTCAGATCTTCAAGCGGCGGGACCGGGCTGTAGCTATAGCGCACAATCAGTTTTCCCTGGCGCAAATCCGTGGTGCCGTTGTCCAGCGTGTCATACCAGCAGTCAGCGCCGATAAGCTGACCGGCAGTGACTTTTTTGCTGAGAGCAGAGCGGATGCCGCTTACCACATCTTTCACGTTGGCCGGAGTGAGCGGGCTGTCAACAGAGGTAAATTGTGCCTCCGCGATACTGTCCGCCAGGATCTGTGCGGTACGGGTGAACACCTCGAAAGTGTAGGTTTCGGTGTCCGTGGTGCGGTTACCCCAGAAGCGGAAACCGTCACGCTTGATAAGCGTTGTGATTTCGTTGTTGTTCAGCTCGTTGGCGTCGCTGTCTTCTGCCTGTAATGCCCAGAAAACATCCTTCGAAATACCGAGAACGTTATTCACCACAACATTCGACAGCGATTTGTGCCAGCCCTGGCTGTTATCGATAGCGGCGCGCAGGCCGCAGGCGTAAGCCGGGGCGGGAAACGTTTCGTTATCATCCGTCAGGGGGTTGTAAGCGATGAAGTCCGGCCAGATCAGCATCAGCTCGCGGTAAGCGAAGGTTTTGCGATAAGCAATAGCCTCCGCCATGGTCGCGCAGCCGTTACAACCGGCATAAACAAAAGCCCGAAGATTCTGGGCAATCACGCAAAGCTGTGACGTTACCTCCTCGGTGTCGTAGTCCGGTACCGCCAGGATGCGCGGACGATAGCCGGTTTTGGCTTCCGCCGTCAGCAGGGCATACATTCCCGTATAGCTGTCGCCATCTGTTCCGCCAATAACGGCCTGGGATTGGCTGGCGCCGTTACCGGAAGCCTCTTCCACCCGGACAATCACAACGCGCGGGCTGCACTGATCGGAAATGGCTTTGAGGGCTTTGTAAAGTGACCCGGTTTTACCTGCCTTGCCGAGGACGTTACGTACCCGCGTCAGCAGAACCGGCGTATTGAGCGGGAAGGTTTCCGGATCGGCGTCATCAGCAACCGCAACAATACCGATCACGCTGGAATCAATGTCATTGATTGCCTGCTGTAGGTCGGTATTTTCGCGAGAGCGGACGCCGTGAAAACGAGTTTCAGACATAAGTTCACCATCATGTTTCTCATTGAGTTCAGGGCAATATTCAACGTTAAGTCTGCTGGCGTCGCCTGGTTGCCGGTCTGCCCGTTCGCTGACAACAAAAAGGGATTCAGCCCCGCGCGCGAGCATGGAATCATCAGCAAAAAACGGGGGAGTTATGTCGATAGCAGACACGCTGACAACAGCAGCCGAAGCGTATGTAGAAAAATTAAGTGAGGTCGTAAAGACACCTGATTTTAGTATCACGCTGGGTGGGGTTGCCCTGACCGAACTGGCCGACCGCATCACCTCGCTATCTGTTACAGATAACAACGGTTTTGATGCTGATCAGCTAACTCTGTCAGTAGATGACTCTGACGGAGTAACGGATTTACCCCCACGCGGTGCGGAGCTGGCGGTGTCCATCGGCTGGCTGGGTGAGGCGTTGATCTACAAAGGTCTCTACACCGTTGACGAGGTGGGGCATAGCGGGCCGCCGGATGTAATCGACATCACCGCGCACAGCGCTGATTTTCGCGAAGAGATGAACGTCAGGCGGGAGGTGTCCTGGCATGATGTGACGGTAGAGCGGGTGGTATCGGCCATAGCACGGCGTTATGACCTGAAGCCGATGATTAGCGAGGCCCTGATCGACATTGAGATCGACCATGCTGATCAGACCGAAGAGAGCGACATGTCGTTTTTAACGCGCATGGCGGAGATGTTGGGGGCCATTGCCACCGTGAAAAATGGCTGTCTGCTGTTTATCCTGCCTGGGGGCGGCGTCAGTGCATCCGGTAGGGCGCTGCCATCGGCTGAGATAACCCGTGCCAGCGGAGATCGTCACAGGTTCCGCATTGCCGATCGTGATGCTTACACTGGTGTGCGGGCGTACTGGCTGGATCTTAATTTCGGCAAGAAAAAACCGGTCAAGGTCACTAAGCGCAAAACAAATACTGCCAGAAAAAAGGCTGAGGAGAAAAGCAGCCGGCCGGAGGGGGATTACATGGAAGGCGCTGAAGGTAACGTGTATGTTTTGCGTAAAACCTATCAGAACGAAACGGCGGCCAGGCGCGCAGCTGCGGCAAAATGGATACAACTCCAGAAAGGCGCAGCACAGTTTTCGATAACCCTGGCGCGCGGCCGCGCCGATTTATACCCGGGTATGCATCTGACCGTGTCGGGCTTTAAGCCTGAAATCGATACTCAGGATTGGATCATTGCCAGAGCGGAACATGTAATCGGTGATAACGGATTTACCACGAAAATGGAGCTTGAAGCGAAAATAAGCGACTGGATTGCAGAAACTGAACAGTAGCGGCCATAATAGCCGTGAGTTCAACTCCCTATGGGAGATCATCATGTTTGTTTGTCCCTACTGCGGCGCAAACGCCCGCACCCGCACCAGCCGCCGGTTAAGCGAGTTCACCATCCGGCAATACCATCAATGCCAGAATCTTGAATGCAGCGAGTCATTCACGACACTTAACACCGTAGAGCGCAGAGTAACAAAGCGCTCAACCAGCGCAGATCCTTTACCGCCAGGATTTATCCCCGGCGACGCTTTCCCTGCTTCTCATTACGGGAACAGTCAACTTAGTCTTGCGGTATAAAAATAGCCCCCTGGAAAGGGGGCTATTCTTGTCAATGTGGTCGATATGTGGACACTTTTGAAATAAATCCTTTTATTTCAATTTATTAAATTCCAAAAAAAAGCCCCGTCGGGGGCGACGGGGAAAAACTCATTGATTATGGAATGATCTGTTCTCTGGTCAGTTCGAGAACAGGGCTACTCTACGGGGGAAAAGTGCAGGCAAGATGGAGAAAACGTGGAGATTCAGGCTAAAATCCCCGGGCATTCAGGAAAGGGAGGAACAATGAAAAAGCTACTGGCTATTCTGCCACTGGTATTAGCCGGCTGTGCCCAGCCGCAGCCCACTGCGCCGACGAAAACCATCGGCATGCCCAACCCCGCGGCGGTATACTGTCAGCAATCCGGCGGCACCCGGGTGCCGGTGCAAACGCCGCAGGGCGTCAGCACCCAGTGCAAACTACCCAGCGGCGAAACCCTCGACGAGTGGGCGCTGTGGCGCCGGGATCATCCGGCTAAATCGTAACCGGCAGGGCCGCCAGCCAGGCGGCCAACACCCGGGCATGATTCTGCTCGGTGTTCTTCGCAGCGTACAGCAGCGTCAGCGGCTGGCGTTGCGCCAGCGCCGCCAGCCGCAGGCCCGTTTCGCGATGGGCGTCGAGCTCCTGACGATAGCGCTGGCTGAAGTGGGCGAAATCGATCGCCTCGCCGTGAAAGGCTTTGCGCAGCTCAGCGGAAGGCGTTAACTCCTTACACCACTCATCACAGGCCAGCGCCTCTTTTTTAATCCCCCGCGGCCAGAGACGGTCGACCAGCACCCGATAGCCGTCGCTGCTTTCCTGCGGGTCATACACCCGTTTACACTGAATCAT